TAAACCAAAAAATTTTAATCCGATGATATCGCCGAACATGAATCCGAGGCATCAGCAACAGGTACTAAATCAGGGTTTTATTAAAGGGAGGGGGGTGGGCATGCCAGACTTTAAAAATATGAAGTCTGATGAATTGTTAAAATATGTAGAAAAAAAAACTGAATCAGCACAGAATTATTCTATAGATTTGAAACAAATAAAAAACATGAGTTCAGAAAAACTAAAAGAAATAAAAAGTAAAATTATAAATCAGTTAAATATTCAGATGAACAGTGATGATTCAAAATCCATAGAAGAAAAAATCGAGAATAACTCCAACATTGACAAATCAACTATTTTGGATTTAATTGCACGATTAAAAGGGCAAACGTCGAATGATATATTGGAAAAAACAGAGATAAAAATAAAGCCAATAATTGAGAAAAAAACAAAGAACAAAAATATTAATATGAGTGAAGACATTAGTGATGCACTAATTAATTCAGATGATGAAGACAATAATACAAAAACAATTAATATAATATCAGATTCTAAAGAAAGTCAAATACCTGAATATTACAATGATTATATGATAACATTCGACGAAATAAAGAGCAATAAAATATTTTCGTTTGAAATGCAAAATCTTAAATTTTCAGGTTCAAACACCATAATAACGGAAAATAACAATAAATTCACAATAATTACAAAAGAATATGAACAAAAAATTGAATTTGAGGAAGGAGAGTATACTATAGATGAAATGTTAGAATTAATACAATCAAGTTTTGATGAAAACAGTTTAAATTTGTCAATTATTTTGAACAAAAAAAATAAAGTTATTATTGAGAATAACACTGGTGATAATTTTGAAATAAAAAACAAAAAAAAATCAGTGTTGAGATTATTAGGATTTACAGACGAGTATTATGAAGGAAGTCATCGATACGAATCAAATATGGTTCATGCTCTTAATAATACTATATATATGTATATATATTACGGAATATCCACAAATGAGGGCAGCAATCAAAAAAATGTTTTTGGAGATGAACCATTTGCCGAAATAAATTTCAATAAAATAAAAAACGTGTACAAAAAAAATTTAATCAATCCAATAAATGTTCCATTAGATTGTTTATTCATTAAATTTAAAAACCAAAAGACTGAAGAGAATGATGCAGAAGTGTTATATAATTTTGTGGAAATATCTCACAAATTTAATATGTTGATAAAAATAAAAGAATCAAATCACAAGTCACCACAAAGATCAAGTGTTATATAGTTTTTTTGTAGAATATATTATTGTGATAATGTGTATCACTGTCTGTATTAGACAAATTTTTGTATTTTTGGAGAAGATAACCAATATTTTTTCCTAAATTTTTAGATTTTTTATGATCATTGTTATCGTCAACCAAAATTTTTCTTATTTGATCTTGGCGATATTTTAAACTTTTATAATTTTCTTTCAATTTGGAATCATTTTTGATTTCGCTAAGATATTTTTTATAAAGGTTCATAACTTTTTGTTTTTTCCTATTACTTTTACAATAATATAATTTTATTTTAGTTTCTTGTTTCAAAAGTTCAACTCTATCTCTGAGCTTATTGATTTGATCATGTATTCTGCAATATTCATCTAATAAATCAGCTTTATTGGACATATATATTATATACAACACATTATTAATAAAAATAGACATTTCTTAATTTGTTAATATCTTCGTCAGATGTTTTATCATTACATATTTTTTCAAAAGAATCACCATCCAATAATCGCAGAATAAAATTGATGGAATACACTCCACATTCAGAGTTTCCATATTGATGTCTTATTTTGTTATGATCACAAACCACATCTTTTTTTCCCAATGATAATTCACAAAATTTATGTACTCTTCTCATAAACGATCTTATTTCATTTGCTGGACGTATGCCATAAGAATCGTAAAAATATATGAGTCCTTTTTCTAGATCAGCATACATTGAAACCCAATGTGAACCGCCTTGATTGTGTTTATCTAAATTGAATACAATACCCAATTTAACTTTTCCTTTACTGATAAGTTTATTGAGATTCAAATCTTTTATCCCTAAAACAGGTAATTCGTCAAAATCAATGGGAACAGCTCCAAGAAAAACAAAATCTCTATGTTTTTTTTCATATTGTCTCATGACCTCTTCAATGTTAATAGTATTCAACCATTCAAATTTACCTTCTGGACCTTCAGGTCTAAAAGTGAATTTTAAAAGTTCTTCTTTTGTGTTATTATTCATACTATCAATAAAATCTTGTTCAGTCCAACATTTTTGACTAGAACATGTAGATTTTAATTTATTTTTTATTTGTGCTAAAAGATACTTCTTATATTTAGATGGGTTCAATGACTCGAAATTTTTATACAGTTTAATGGGAGAATTGGGATTATGTTTATTATAGGCATTTACCATTTCAATTAAAATATTTAATTGAATACAAGAATGATCTGTTAATTTGATGGATGGTGCACATTTTCCATCCCCTTCATTATTTATTTTAATTTCGGATGATCTGACACTGTCAATATCGTTTTCCATATAAAAAAATAGTAGAAAATATATATTTTTAATCAAATTTAATATCTTCAAGAACTTTATATTTTTTCAAATCGTCAAAAAAGAAGTAATTATATTGTCCATTTAAAACATCATATACACCCACCAATTCCATTTGAGAATCTCTGATTAAGCCGATTTTATCTCTATAATAACAATTATCTTTATGATAAAACTTTTCTAATACATGTTCTTTAGTTTGTTCTTCTTTTTTATCATTGAATAAGTAATTGATAATTTTCTTTTTGTCTTTTTTCAATTGTGGATACATAAGTATAAACTTGTCAACTAAATCAGTTTTTTTGGTTTTTTTTTCCATACTGTATAATATTTTAATATAATATATAATATTTAAATTAAACTTTTTCAATTTTTTTAAAATAAATAGGTGTCATAATTGTTACCATCATTCGGTTCCTCATAGTCAGAATTATTATTTTTTTTCTCTGTCTTAACTTTACTGAGATTTTTATTAGTTTCGTTAATAATATTTAATAAAGATTTTTCATATTCTATCATTTTTTTCTTATCATTAACAGGCATATTACATACAATTTCAATTTTAGCCATAATTGAATCATTTGTCTTCTTGTTCAAACTATTGATATAATTTTCAATAATACTGTATTTATCTGGATTTTTTCTTAAAAATTCAACATAACTCCAAATTTTGCGCATTGTTGGCAAATTATTTTTAAACCATTCTTTATCTCTTTGAATAGTTGAACAATGGGCGTCATCCAATCTCCAATATATTACTCTATCAAAGAAATAGTCCTTATATTCGTTCTTGTATTTTAATTCTTCTAATTTATTCATGACCCATTGATCCAGTTCGTGAGGAGTCATTTCAACATTATCTGGATAAATGAATGAAGAATTATTATAAACAGTTTCCCAATAATCATTTACTGATTCGGGTGCTTTAGCTTTCTTTAATAACTGAATTAAGCATCCTTTTTCAAATCCAGTTTCTTTAGATCTGAAAGGCTCATCAGGATCAGTGTCATTGAGAAAATCTCTTCTGGAAAAATATTCGTGAATATTACATTGCCAGAAATCGCATTCGTCCAAATCACAACATTCCAATTGTAATTGAACTTGATCCCAATAATATATTGGACAAATATTATCTTTAATTTCACCTTCAGTTTTTATTTTTCTTCTTTGTGGACATTTTATTTCAAGCATTCTTCCAACTAAGTTGGTTCTATTTCTTCCATTCTTTTTATATTCGCTGACAATACCATCAGGACTTGCTCCTAAAAAATAATATTTTTCGTGACCAATCAAACCAAATTCTTTTACGATAACGTTCATTCTATATTCATATATCATTGTAGCAATATTTTCGTACTTTTTACCGTGATAAGTATTCATATTTCCAGGAAAAGGAGATTTTGAAACCTTTTTAACAATAAATTTATATGTTGGTTCATACTTGTTTTCTCCCAGAACAGTACCAACATCACTGGCAGTTATTTTGGTATCTCTAGCTTTAAACCAAGCTTCAGTTCCTTGGACATCAATTGGAATATCCAGGAGTCGTTTTAAAGTTTTTATTCTTTTTCTAATAGTATAATTTAGAGGATCATCAGTCTGTTTATCATGAATCCATTGAGCACCAAATGGGCCAAAAGTTGGTTCCTGTTTCCTGATTTTTGGATACGTCGGTTCTGTCGGATGATTATAAGAACGCGCGTTTGAACTACCGTTAACAATTCTTTCGAATTCTTTTTCCAGTTCTTCAGTGTCAAGAGATCTGTTATCTGAATTTTCATTATCTAAAATATTTTCCAATTCAACTGTATTTTTTTCTATATTGATTGTTTTAGGTTCAATAACTTTTGCCTCAATAACATCTTTTTCTATATTGGTTTTTCCAACAATTTTAGGTTCAACTGTTTTTGGTTCCACTATTTTTGGTTCAATTAATTTTGGCTCAATTAATTTTGGTTCAATTAATTTTGGCTCAACTATTTTTGGTTCAATTAATTTTGGTTCAATTAATTTTGGTTCAACGACTTTTGGTTCAGCTATTTTTAGATCAACAGATTCTACAGGTTTTGATGATACGGTCACTAGAGAATTAGTTTGTGAAACAATTTTCTGTTTCAAATCGGCATTACTTTTAATATCAGCTTTCTCTTCAATTTTTTTGACAATTCTTCTTTTATTAACATCCAGAACAATTTTATCATTTTCTGTGTGAAGATATTTTTGTATGTATTCAGACAAAGAATTTTTTTCGATGTTAAGTTTTGTTCTATCAATAATATTATCTAACAAAGATCCTAAATCATTTATATTTGTGGCATGAGTGTTAAAGTTGTTTCTAATTGTCTCAAGAACAATTTTTTTGTGTCTGGCATTTAGCATTATTGTATATATATATATGAAAGTCTTTAAATGTGAGAATATAATGTTCAAATTTTTTAAAAATAATTGAAATATTAAATATCTGATACGTATATTCTGAGACCAAAAACAAACATTAATAATGTCCAAAAAGACGAATACAAAAATTAAATCATTGGAAATGTCGAATTCATTGAGAAACTTTGTTCCTCCCGAAATAGTAAAAACATCATTAGCTATTGCGGTTGCAGGTTCAATTGATGCAGGTAAAAGTAGTTTAATAGGTGTACTTTCGTCTGGAAAATTAGATAATGGTAATGGTTCAGCCAGAAATTTAGTAGCAAGACATCCACACGAAGTGGAAACCGGAAGAACATCTGATATTTCAACAAGAATGTTATATTGTAAGAACAGAAACAAAGCAATTACACTAATTGATCTATGTGGACACGAAAAGTATCTCAAAACTACAACATGTGGTATAACAGGTCAGTTTCCAGATTATGCGATAGTTATTATTGCGGCAAACAGAGGAATATTAAGAATGACAAAAGAACATTTGGGTATACTGTTTTATATGAGGATACCGGTAATATTGGTAGTTACAAGAGCAGATATAGCTCCAGTAGAGATATATAATACAACAATTAAAGGAATCAAGAGCACATGTAAGATGTACAATAAAACTCCTGAATTCATCAATAATTTAGAAGAGAATAGTATTGATCAAGAAAAATTAACAAAAGATTTGCTTAGAGTCAAACAAATTGGAAATATTATGCAAAATACATGTGATCATGTACCAGTAATAACAGTTTCAAATAAGACAGGATATTATATTGAAACATTAAAGGAAATGTTATTTTCTTTGGAACCACGAAAATTATGGGATTCTTCAAATATCGATGGAACAGTATTTTACATTGATACAGTTTTTAATCCTCCGGGAGTTGGACTGGTTGTATCAGGCATTGTAAAAGGAAAAAAACTATCAGTTGGTGATACCGTCCATATAGGTCCCTTTGGTCAAAACTTTTCACAATTGAAAATAAGATCAATTCATAACAATTTTAGACAAAATATTAATGAATTAAACGACCACGAAAGAGGATGTATGGCAATTGCATCATCTGATAAGATAACCAAGGAAATGATTAATAGGGGTATGATAATTGTGTCATCACCCAAACTACTTAATAATGTATGCTATAGATTTAAAGCAGAAGTTGAAGTATTGCACCATTCGGCGACAATTGGAATTGGTTATTGTCCAGTGATTCATTTGGGTCCAGTAAGACAAAGTGCGAGAATAATCAGTGTGGACCAAATAATTTATAAAAAAGCAATAAATGAAAAATCAGAAAATAATGAAAATTCATCAAATGACAAATTAACAATCAGAACAGGTGATAAAGCAATGGTAACCTTTAAATTCAAATTTAAATCTGAATTTATAGAAAAAGGAGTAGTGTTCTTTTTTAGAGAAGGTACAACGAGAGGTGTGGGAAAGATAGTAGATATTATACCAATAGCTGAGGATGCAGATCCAAAACCAGATTTAGTAAAACTGAAAAGAACAAAGAAGATAAAAAGAGTAAAAAGATCTTTAGTGAAAATTTAAATTTATTTATTTAACAATATTAATTAATTGTTTATATGTCATCAATCTAGTCGTGCAACAATATCTGTCCAATCCAAATGAACGTATTAATTTAGATTTTAATTCTTTAGCTTGTTCAGTTGATAAATTACCCAATTCTTCGTCTTTACAAATTCTGCCTAAAACAGTTTCGTATTGAATTTGTTTATCAGCTAAATTTTTTTTACAAGAAGGACATTTGAAATAAAGCATTTTGTATAATATATATAACTCATATTTTATATATTTTTATAATTTCAATTTTTAACTGAAATATATTATATGAATTTAAATAGAGGAGACTTCACCGAATATGATTTTAATAAGAAATTTGAGCAAGAGAAAGAATTAGTCAAACAATTAAATAATCAAAAAGAGAAAGATAGACTGGACAAACTAAATAATGCAAATAATATTCAGCCGAAATCACTATATGAACTTTCGGTAATCGATATATTAATTGGAATAAAAGACAGTTGGTTCGAAATGATAGATGAATTATTACAGGGCAAATTCGATGTAATAACTTTTACTAAAAACAATAGACTTTTTTATATTGGAATCACAATAA